TAATCTTAGTGCAGGAACTGCACTTGCTTTTTCTAAAGTTAATTTTTGATTAGATCCATATGATAATGGATCTTGCACCAATCCAACTCTAGCAATTTGGTTTCCGGTAATAAAATCTGGATTCTGAGTATCATTTTCTATTCTCGAATATAAGAGAACATTATATGCCCCCAATTCCCTATAAATATCGTATCCATGACCACCCTGGGGTGGAATAATGACATCAAATGTAGGTATTCTGGTTCCTGTTGGAACACCACCAGCAACTAAGTCTACATTTCCATAAGAATATCCAGATCCTTGACTTGAAACAGTGACAGATTGTACTTGGGAATCGTTGTTGATTACAATAGTACATTCTGCACCCAATCCGTCTCCTCTAATAGGAACTCTAGTATAAATCGCATTTGCTGTTCCTATTCCAACTCCACGATCTGTTAGAATTACAGTTTTTAAAGATCCATTTACCGCATTATTTCTAACTGCAGCACTATCAGTTGAAGTTGGCCAATTTTGAGGTACCGGTATGAAGTCTAAAGATTCAAATTTTACAACTTCCGATGGTTTTATAGTATAAAGATATTTCCAAACATATCCATCTCCACTGCTTCCAGCAGATCTTGGTTCTAAATCTGTGAATGTAGGTTCATCTAATGAGGGTTTTCCGCTAGGATTATCTGGATCCGTTCCATTTTGAAGACAAATATAAACTCGATAATCGCTGTTAATTATAAAATAAGAAGCGGAGTATAAATTAGTTGCACCAGAAATTGGAGCAGTTCTAGATCTACTGTAGTCATGTCTATAGTAATCATAAGTAGTTCCTGAAGACCAAAATCTTTTTGGAACTACTTGTCTAACGTCATTTGCGCCTATTCTTTTTAGCGCAACCATTGTATCCCAATAATTATTTTCCTCATCAAAAGAATCTTTTGGTGGGGGTGGGTTTGTATCCCAATCAGACTGAATACTCGTTGGATTTAATAATCCAATGAAAGAATAATAAGAATTACCAGATGAACTTACTCCAGCAACAAAATTCTTTGCATTTAATATTCTAATTTGATCAGTTATAATTGCTGCCATTTTAAGGTTTTTTATTTATTTATGAGATATAGTTGACATACTTTAATGGGTTTAGTCTAGTTATTGTAGAACCTGTGCTAATTCCAACATAACCATTATTTGTATATGCTAGATACTGATTCTCTTCAGATCTTGCCCCCAGAGTAATTCTTCCCCAACTAAATTCACCATAAAAACCACTAAAACCTAATCCAGACAATCCATTATAATTTGCAACACTGACCGTAACTTTAGCAACATGAGTTAAACCAATACCAGGAACACCAGTTTGTGCAATAGAAACTGAAGAAACTCTATAAACATTATCTAAACATGTTGTACCAACACCAACCACGTTTCCACTAGAGTCTAGAGAAGTGACTCCAAATCCAATATTTGAGTTGTAAACAACAAAGTAGTAATTTGTAGATATTCCACTTATTGTAGTAACTCCAGTAACGGTTGAGTTTCTGAGGAAAGAATTTGTTGGAATGAACAAATCAAATACAATTCCAGTAGATACGCCAACTGATGTAGTTTTTATACCTGTGATGACTCCAAAATCTCCTTCGTAAGAGTATGTAGTATTTCTTTCCTGTAAGAAAATAGGTGGTTCAATCAAGACCGAAGGTGGATTCAATTGATCATATCCAGTTCCTGGTCCAGTGATACTAATAGAAGTAACTATTCCAGCAGTAATTGATGAAGTAGCTGTTGCAGTTGATCCAAAACCTACAGAATTTGAGATTCTGATAATTGGATTTGAAATGTATCCAAATCCACCTGTTGATATAGAAATAGAAGATATTGTTCCTGCTACTGAAACAATTGCTGTTGCAGCAGCGGCAATTTTAGTATCTTGAGAAGACACAAAAACGTCTTTTTGGAAAGATAGTGATAGATTGTTTTCGTTAATTTGATTGAAAAATGGTCTGATAGAATCAACAAATGCTATAGTCGATCCAATACCCACGGATTGAATTAAATATGAAGTTGGGTATATTGAAGCTTCATATAAGATCCTGTCTTTTGCAACTTCCTTCTCATTTATTATCTTATCCTCAGTTTGCTTGCACCAAACTACAGGTCTCTGTACACTTGATAATTCTGTCAATCCTGGTCCAAAATATGGAAGAGTATTTACTACTTCAGTTGAAATTATTTGATCAACTAATCTTGGGTTTTCCTGTAATGAAGGTTGTTGTCCAATTGAAGGATCATAACCAATAGTTAAGTTGTCTCCAGGTTTAACTGTTTCTAGAATATTTCTTTCAACCACATCTACAGAACCACTTCCTCTATAAAATAAGATCTTGCATAGATCCCCCTCTTTTGGTGCCTCTGTAAATGTAATTACACTTCCACCCTCAAACTGATATCCATATCCGGGAACTTGTAGTGTGTCATTAACAAATATAAGCAGGGTATCTCTTATATTAATTGGAGAACCTTTTGCTGCTCTGAAAGAGACTACATTACCAGAAACTTTGAGTGGGAAATCAACTCTAACTCCATTAAACAATCCACTAATATTGTCTACTGGTTGTAGTTCTCCAACACTCCATCCCGTAAATTTATCATTATAAATTTCGTCTACAAATATCTTAAACTCTTCAAATGGTTTTGTAGTGTCTGTAGGTATTCCAACTGTTCCCCCAATACCAACGGTTAGGACTTGACCTTGACCATATCCATATCCATAATTTTTTATTTCGAAGTTGATAACACTGGAACCATTTCCAACAACAATATCGACTTTAGCATTTGAACCAACACCAGAAGGTGAAGAACTGCTGTAAATTAATGGAATATTTGAATAAGATAGTGGATCGTCAATTATTACATATGGTGGATTGGATGTTGTGTATCCAGTTCCTGGATTGGTAATCGCAACACTAACAACGTGACCATTGCTTACGGTAGCAGTTCCAATAAATTGTACAGAAATTTTATCTAAAGAGGTCGTTGCCACACCAACTCTGACAGTTTGTGCGCCAGATCTATAACCAGAACCACTATTACCAATACTGATTGTGGATATTGTTCCTAGACCGGAGACTATAGCAGTTCCTCCAGCAGAGACTAGAGGTTGATAACCAAATCCTTGACTTGATCCAACAGATACTATTATACCTCCAACTGGTAGTTGTGAAGTATTAATGTCATATGCAACTGATGTTGCAGTCCCTGTGAAAGTCACTGAGGTAATTCCAGAAGTCTCTGATAAGTAATAGTCATTTGTCAATCCAGGTCCCTGGAAAATATCATTTATCAAAACAATAGCATTTTCATTTGATATTCCTGATACATTACTTCCATTTGATTTCAAAGTGAAAGTATTTTTCAATCCATTAAATTCGGAAGATATATCATTGAAAACATAATTTTTATAGTAAGTTTCATTATTTGTGTTTGGTGTTCCTGATCTCAGGAACACTCTACCTTGGAATTTAGAACTAGTGGATACTCCAATCCAGTCTCTAGAGTCTGGTGGGTTTGTAAAACTTGAGAACGGTACATTTCCATAAGGAGCTTCTACAAAATTAATAGTATTTCCTACAATATTATAATCGCCTTCAATTTTGGTAACAACTGTTCCTGTAGAATATCCAGCAACAACTGTTCCAAGCCATGGTCTTCTTACTCTAACTACGTTAGTGCTTCCGACACCAACAGATTCAATTCTCATAATTTCATTTTGGACTTTAATTAAATCCCCACCAAAGAAAGAAGTAATTCCACTAAAGTAAAGTAAATCTGAAGTTGTAAATAAGTTTGTTGCGAGAGTAGTGGTTAAAGCTGTTGATACTATTGGTGATTGAATTAAGTTATCAATAGCTACCATTACTTTTGCATTTTGATTTTTTGCGGTGAAAGTATGCGAGGTTCCTATTCCAACATGAGTAAGATCTAATACTACTGGAGTTGTCTTTAACGCATCTTCTGCACTCTTTGCTAGTTTAATAGTACTTTCATTTACTTTTACAACATAGACTGAACTTGGTAATTTATCAGTAGTTCCAACACCAACACTTATATAAGTTGTACCAATTCCTATAGATTGAGTAGATCCCGCACCAGCATAACTATATGTAACCTCTTCCCCACTAACGAAGAAGTGATTTGCCATGGTTATTGTGTTCTTAGCAACATCAACTATTGACCCATTATTGCCCAAAAAGTCTCTATTAAATATTGTATTTGCTTTGTATGTTAGATCAAAAGATCTCTTAATGTCTCTT